AGCTGGATTTGCCAATCCACCTTTTGTGCCACCGCTTTCGCTTGTGCCACCTTTTACCATATTGGCAGTTGTACCACCCATATCGTTCTTACCTGCTACGATTGACTTGTTGTTAACACCGTCATCACCGTGCTTTGGATTTGCTACTTTCTCGATGTATTCACGCATGAAGTTGTCGCCTAAGCTGAAGCTATCTTTAACTTCTTCTTCGTCGCCCATGTCATCCATGTCGTCTCCGCCCATGTCATCCATGCCTTCTTCGTCGCCCATGTCGCCCATGTCGTCGCCTTCACCGCCCATCATCTTTTCGAATTCCATTTTTAGGTCATCTAAAGCATCTTCTAGGTCAACTACGCGATCTTCAATGTCGCCTTCGCCGCCCATGTCGTCACCTTCTTCATCACCTGCTTCGATGTCGCCTAAGAAATCATCAGTAGCATCGCCACCGATTTCGTCGCCGTTCATTTCATCGTCGCCCATGTCGTCAGCTTCAAAGCCGAAACCCTCTTCCATGTCTTCGTCATCTGTAGATTCTTCTACAGCTTCTTCGTCTTCGTCTTTTTTACCTTCTTCAACATCTTCTTCGAAGTCTTCAGAAAGAATTTCTTCGTAGATTTGTCTAGATTTTTCAACTACTAGTTGATGGAAAAGCTCTTTGGCTTTGTCTTGTTCTTCAGAAATTAGATACTCGAGCATCTGCTCGAACTTTGATCGATCAGTCATGTTTGTCTCCTATGTGTTTATTTGCAAGGCTGTCGATATATTTACATATAACTGTAAAATATACGCTTAAATGGTGAGTTTTCGGGGATTTTTTGTTAAGCAGCAGGCTGTGCTGGTGCTTTATACATTTGTTCAACGAATTCTAGTTCTTTTTCTTGTTCTAAAATATGTTGTTCGCTGGATTTACGCAGTTCGTTTATCTGCTTTAACGTCAGTCTAGTTTTACGTGTGTCACCTTTTCGCATGGTGGTGTCATCACGACTGGCATCATAACGACTGTCTGATGCCAAGGCTTTGATATCTTTATCAACGTAAAATAATTCTCGTAATATCATATACGTTATTTATGCTGCAGGTGCCGCAGGAGGTGCCGCAGGCGCAGGTGCCGCTCCTGGCATTGCGCCTGGTACTTCCATTCCTGGAGGTGCTTCTGAGTCAGTTGCTGCACCAGCGTCCGATTCTATACCGGCTTGACTAACACCGACTCCACGCAATTCGCCGCTACTGTCAGTAGGTGTTGGCTTGCCTTTGCCGTTTTCTTCTGCCCATAGTCGTTCGTTTTCTGCAACTTCTTCTTCGCTTAGTCCTAGATATCGTTTCAAAGCAAAACGCTTTGAAATATAAGTCTGTTGACTAATAGTACCGTATGTGTTGATACGCTGATTATCCAGTTCAGCTTGACGATAGGTAGCAAAGTTTTGTGGTGGTTGAAACTTTAATTCAAACAAAGCACTGTCAATATTGATGCCTCTATCATACAGATACAGTTTAAATTCTTGATCAAATACATCTTGCATCAAGCTCTGTAGTCGCATACAGTAATTGTTAAATCGCAGTTCTTGAATATATGCTGTACCAACTCTGCCGTCGTTATACTGTGATTGGCTGTCTTCTGCACCAGTTGGCAGATAGCTACTTGGAATTCTTAAGCCGCGAAATAATTTGTTTGTAAAATATCTCAAGTCGTCGATTTCGCCTAGGTTAGTGCCGCCAGGCAGAGTTTCAACTTTACTTCCTCGACCCTCTGCTGTAGTTGGAAAGAAGTAATCTTCATTGATACTTAATGGATTGTAAGCACTGTCAATAACGTTAGTGCCGCCGCCTGATGCGCTAGGAATGCGTCTTTGATGTATTTCATTTTTAACACGTTCCACAAAACCCATGGCCAAGTGACTGGGCATATTGCCTACGTCAATATAGAAAATACGTCTTTCAGGAGCACGTTGTATACGATAGATTAGAATGGCATCTTCTAGTAATTCTTTTTGCTTGAATACTTTAAACACATTTTCCAACAAACTGTTACCAAAAGGAAAGTTATTGTCTAAACCTTCACTTAGGCTCAAATGTATTATGTGCTTGGCATCTACTGCTAGTTCATTTTGTTGTATATCGAATCGTGTGCCCACAGTGCCGCCTTGTGGGAACGAACCTGTCATGCCACTTGCTGGACCGCTTGACCTAGGTCCAGCAAAGTTCGTGCCTCGACTATTTGTGTTTAAGTTGTTTGGCTGAATAGTTGTTGTAACTAAATCCATAAAATTAGGATTTAAATCACGAATGATATATTGCTCAGGTTCTTTACCTTCGCTTTCGTTTACAATAATTTTAACTATTTTACTAGAGTCTATGTACACCCATTTTTTATTTTCAGGATCTCTTACAAAGAACGCATCGCCGTACTTGAATACGTTTCGTACAATTCTAAAAATTCTAGTTTCAAATTTTTGTAATTTTGTCCATTGTTGTAGATATTCTCTCAAGATGGCAATTTCACTGTTAGTGGCCTTGCTCTTAAAAAATAAATGGAATGGCGTTTGATTTTCTCTATTCTTTTGACTACAGAATTCAGCGATAATATCTAAGGCAGCATTAACTTCGCTGTCCATATCCATGGTATCGTATTGCATATAACGTTCGATACGATTAGGTGCGCCAGTGTAAACGTCTGGTAAAAAGCTAGAATAGTTTTTTCTTGCTGGACCTACGCCACCACCGTTATTGGTTAACGGGCTGCTGTTTGCGCTCGGAGATCTTACATTAACAGGGGTGAAATATTTTTTCCAGCTCATAATTAACTATACATGTTCTTTGGATTCTTTTCCAATGCGGAGATTTGCTTTCTTCCCAAGTCTTCGCTTTGAGAAAGTAGCTTGTTCATAGTTATATTTAACATATCTAAACTCTTTACTACATCTTCTAGAGCGGCAGTCTTACCTCCACGTTGAGCAGGCTTTTCTTCTTTTGGCTTCATTTCAGCCAATGGACTGTATTCTTCTCCAGTTTCTGGATTTATCTTTTTACCAGGACTCGCTTGTCTCTCGGGTGGCTTATTAACTGCAGCAGGTACACTGGCAGCATTGGCCTTCATTTGTGCGCCGAACCCAGGCAAATTGACAGCATTTAAATCAATAGCAGGTGTAGCTATCGATCCGCTAGATACTGTGTCTTTGGCAGCATTGTCTTGTTGTGCTTTGATTGCACCATCTAAATCGCCAAATTCTGTGTCTACAGGTATCGCTCCTTTAATATCAGCAGCTATTTTTCCAGAATGTTTTTCTATCTCTGCGGCAGTTTCAGCTTGATATTTTAATATCGCTTCTTTTTCTGCTTCAGCGCCTGATACTATGCCTATTAATTTTAGTTTTTCTTCATTTGACAATTCAGCCAATCTAGCTTCTTGCCCTTGCTGAGTTATTGCTAGTTCTTCTGTAATAAGTTTTTTAGTCTCGTCAATTGACTCTTGCTTCTTAGTTGTTTCCCATTTGATGCCGTCTTCTATAGTTTTTTCCAAAGGTTTCATTAGAGCTGAATATTTTTCATCTAATGCTTTACCTTCGTCGCTAGAATTCATTGCTCGTCTACGCTCGCCTACGGTTGCGTCAGGCATCATTTCTTTAAACTTAGCAGCTAACGCTGTACGATCTTCAGCGTATTGATTTTTTACAGATTTAAGATCAGTTTCTGCAGCTTTACTATCTTCACTTTGAACACGCTTAGTAGCTGACTCACCGCCCGTTACAGAACTAATTGACGTGCTAATAGTTTTAGAAATACTACTTAGATCAACACCGTCCATTCCACCTGTGGGATTTCCTCTCTGCTGGGTCAGCCCTTTCATAGAATCGTATATTGTTTTGAACCCTTCGTCTTTTTTATCTAAGTCTGGAGGAGGAAGTTTTCCAAGAATATTTTTAACACCACTCATACCAGCAGCAGAGATAGTATCTTTCATTTGTCCTTGATTTAGTACAAACTCTGGACCTTTTTCTGCTAGTGTCGATAATGTTGGTTCGCTAACGTATCCGCCTTCAGCGTGAGCTTTTAAACCTTTGATATCCAACTTATCTACAGCCATGTTGGTAACTTTACTTGTTTCAGCTACAATACTACCAATTGTTCTATCGAGAGTACTGCCACCTTGTTGTCGATTGACTTCGTCTTGTACTCTGTTGCCAGTAGGCGCTGCTTCCGGCTTGGGATTTTGACCTAGAATGGCAGCATTTTCTATCTTAGTTGCTAAATTTCCGGTACCGCCTACTAGTCGTCGTTCTATTCCTGCAAGCTCTGCGCCGCCTTTTCGCGCTGCTCCCGCAATACTTTCACCTTTTTTATTCTCAGCTTCTACTGCGCCGGCGACACCTGCTCCAATATTCTGTCCAGCAATCTGAGCTGCTACCACTGCTTGTGTTGCACCGCTAACTTGTCTACCTTGAGCGTTTGTTCCTTTCTGACTAGCGGCAATGTCAGTCCTAATTCTTTCAAGAGCCTTGGCATAATCGTCTTGGCTTTTTAATAAAGTTGAATTTCCCTTTACTAGACCCATGACACTGTCATGAAGCGCCATATTGTCTTCTGTACTTTTCTTTAAGATTGTGCCTACACTACCTGCAGCATCGCCCATTGCGGCCATACGTAATAGTGTGGGATCTCTTTGATTCTTTGCGTTGGCTGCTTCTGCTTCTTTGTTAGCTGCTTCAGCAGCAACAAGGTTGCCTTTAGCTAGATGAGCCATTTGCTCACCGGTTTTTTGTGCGGCTTCGCCTAGTAATGCGTATTGTGTGGCTGCTTCTTCGCTGGTAACTGTTCCTGTGGCAAACATTTCTTTTGCCATCTGACCCATGCCTCTTGCTTCGGCAGCGGCCATCTGTTTCTGAAATCCTTCTCGTGCTGCTTTTTCAGCTTCAGCACCTTGCTCAATGCCAATTAATCTTAGCTTGGCTTCAATTTGTCCGTCTGTGGCTCGTTTCTTAGCAGCCTCCATCTGTTCTTCTTTGCTCTTGCCTGTGAGTTTAGCAATGGCATCCATTTCTTTGGCTAAATCTGCTGCTGCTCGTCTGGATGCTTTACCTGCTTCACCTTCAACACCCATGGTATAACGTGACGTACTGGCCTGTAACGCAAGAACTTCGTTAAGATCTTTAGCAGTATAGCCCATCTGCTGAAGCTCATTGCCTGCATTACTGTCAAAGAATTCTTTACTTAATTTGCCAAACGCTTCAGCTCCGCGGGTAACACTGCCTCCGAGTCCAGCCATGTTTTTACCGTTGTTGGCAATAACGTTGGCAAAATCTGCGAGACTCAATCTGCTTTGAGCAGCGGCCACATTCATGCCTATAATGTCATTACTAAAATTAGCACCTGATTTACTCAAGCCTTGGAATGTACTAACACTTGCTTTAGCAGCGTCTACAAAACTACCAACACCTTTTTCTAAACCTTGTTTAGCATCTTCTCCAAGATTCTTTAGATTTACACCCCCACCACCGCCAGTATTATCGCCGCCAGCACGAAACCCGCCGCCGTTACGATTACTAGATTTCAAAGCGTTTTCAAACGCCTGTTGCATCAGTGATAAATCATTTTTATCTAAAGCCATATTAAAATTTCCAGAAAACTACGTATATAAATACTTGTAATATATTTATCGGAATAAAAAATGAGTAATTTCAATCCACTACAAAAATACTTTAGACAACCTAAGTTGTTTATCAGTTTGCCTAGCAAAGGGCTATACTACGAGGAAGGTACTCTACAGGGAGATGTTAGCAAAGTGCCAATCTTTGCCATGACCGGCATGGACGAACTCATAATGAAAACGCCTGACAGCTTGTTTAATGGTGAAGCCACTGTGAAATTAATAGAAAGTTGCTGTCCGTATATCACAGACGCACACAAAGTTCCTAGTATTGACTTGGATGTGTTGTTGGTTGCTATCAGAATGGCAACATACGGTAAGGAAATGAGTATAGGACATACATGTACCAATTGCGGCACTGAAAATGATTTTGCTATTGATTTAACCAGTGTAATGGATCACTATGCCGACAAACAGTTTGATAACAGGCTGATTGTTGACGAAGAAATTACCATCAACTTCAAGCCATTAAGCTATGAAGAAATGACAACTGTGAATTTAGAAAATTTCAAATTACAAAAAATGCTTGGTCAGATTGCTGATATAGATATCGGACGCAGACAACAAGTCATGGATGAAATCTATGCTAAACTAGCTGATATACAAGTACATGTATTTTTAACGGCCATAGAGTCCGTTCAAATTCCCAATACTTTAGTCACTGAAAAAGACCATATTCGGGAATGGTTAGCTAACACCAGTCGGGAGCACTATACTCTTATCAAGAGTAAACTTGAAAAGAATAAAGACATATGGGAAATGCCAAAACAAAAAGTCGTTTGCGGAAATTGCGGCACCGAAGATGCTATTGAAGTTGTTATGGACCAATCAAGTTTTTTCGTATAAAACTGTTACCCTTGTCTAGATCTGACATCGAAGAGTTGGTTAACAGTTTAGAACAAAATACAAAACAAATTAAAGATGAAATCTTTCGCATCAGTTGGTACATGCGAGGTGGAGTGAGCAGTCAGGATCTAATGCACATCTACAGCTATGAAGATAGACAGATCATGAACGAAATTATAAAAGAAAATATCGAAATTACCAAGAATAGTCGAATGGCTATTATTTGATTGGCTCAGCACCGTAAACACTGTATTTTCTATTCGGGTCGTCACGTAATTTCAATGTTGGATCAGGGATTTTAAGTGCGGCTGCATCACGTTTTATATCAGCTATATGATTATTGCCTACAATACGATAGCCATTTTCATCACTTATTTGTACATCGTAAACGTATAATTTCTTACCAACCCAATGAATAGGCATGCCACTGTTAGTAGCTTGTCGTGGCCCGTCGGCAGCATCACCTGTTGGAGGTTTTACATCAGTCTTACCAGGAAGTTTTTGATCAGCATCCAATACTCCAGCGGCTTGTAGACCTTTTTCCAATGCATTGATAGCAGGAGCCGTTATGTAGTCTCCTACGTTTTCGGTAATAAGTCTAATGTAAGTTTCATTTAAAAATTGCTGACCGTAATCACTACGCATGAACACCAACCACATAGGAGAAAGCGGACCTAATTCGACAATTTTAAAAAACCATTTAGCAAGTGTTAGTGGCAATGCCACAGTACTACCTAACAGTTTAGCAGTGCCGCCGATAAGACCAGCGCGGGCGCCCATAGCTGTACTGCCTTTCACCATAGATTCTACAAAGCCAAAAGCCTTGCTGGCCACTTTCATGTTTAAGGCAATGCCGACTGTTAATTCTCCTAACAGTTTGTTGCGTTGTGTTTGGTAAGCATCATATGCTTGTTGCTCAGTCATTTGACTCTTGCCACTTCTGATGTCTGCCAATGTGTCATTATACTCTTGTTCTAGCAAGGACAAGTCCACATAGTATTGTCTAGCAAATTCCAAACCTACGCCAGCCTTTATCAAAGTCATCCACCCTGATGACTTTTTTTCTAATTTTGCTCGTGCGGCATCATTGGCTTTCTTTAAAGCTTCAGCTGACTTGGCTTTATTTGCTTTTAAATCGTCTCTGTACTTACGTGCTTTACTAGACGAAGGAGCAAGCCCTTGAGGTTTTTTCTTAGGCAGTATCTTCTTAATAATAGCACCTGCAGGACCTTCATCTAGGCGATTATTGCTTTCTGAAATTATTTGATGGACTTTCATAATATATATTTATTTAAAGTTGAACTACGTTCAACTGTTCTTCGCTCTCGCTCGAACTATTTTGTTTATTATTAATGCGAAGCATTTAAATATTATCTAGATTGTTCAGTCACACTTTGCCCTAGCGGGCAAAGAAAATTGAACATTATCTGAGTTGCACAATCCACTTAGCGTTACAGCATTACAGAGGCGGTCATCCGGTACCTCGAGCTGTGTCTTTATATGACGGCGGCTTACTAACATACGCTAACATGCTAGCAAACGTGGGTATTTCTCCCTCTTTTTGCCTTTAAATTCCTTTAAACAACCAAACCGCGGCAGCTTTGCGATCCTCGTCCTGTAAAGGATAGTGGTTGAGTACTCTTAACGGCGAGAGTTTTCTGTCCCTGCGATCCGAGATCCAGGTATAGAGCGCACGACATTAGCCTGCGCGAGCTTTAACCGTTTAATTGTTTGCCTTTGATATGACTTCCATGTACGCGAACAGCAATATGTCCGTTGTAATAGTCGTCACTTTCGAGAACTTTGCGAGTGAATTGTTCTCTTGCCTCTATGTATGAGCATTCAGCCTTTGATGTGCAGTAGTAAAGTATTTCTCTTGTGAAATTTTCTGCGCCTAGAGTTTCTACGTCTTTTGTTAAGTGGTCGCTTGAGCCATAGTATTCACGCCAATCAGAATCAATTTTAGATCGAATCTTCTTTTTCTTCTTGTTGCCGTTTTTGAGTTTTACTGTTTTGTAAGTAGTTTTGGAGAATTTAGCTAATTTTTTGCCTATATATTTGCGACCAGTGATGTTATTAGTGATACAATAGACGAAACCTATACATTCTTCTGGAAGAGTTTCGACTATTGCGTTTTGATAATACCATGACATCAACTAGTTAGTGTCTGTGCCTTTTTCTGCCTGTTGTTTTTGAGCGAGCTGTTCTTTTAACAGTGCTTCTTTGTATTTTGGACTTTTAATTTTAGGAAAAGTTCTACGAGTTTCTAATATATCTATTCTAAGTTCTCGGGCAATTCGTCTAATTTCTAGTAAATTTGCCCTAGTTCTCATGCCTGCTGCGTGAGTCTGATTCATAGCCCAGTCTTGATAGTTTTCGAAATACTTTCGAAACTCCTTCATCAACTGACCATGCAACTCTTCGTAATTCATTCTTCTATTTCTAAATCGTTTGCGTAGCTGGTAAAACCATTTTCTTTAACAACCTTAAGAACATTGTTCACACGTCCGATCAACTCATCCTTGTGACTGATCAAATAAATGTTCTTGTTGCGTTCACGTGCCATCTTTTTAAGTACGCCCAGTGCGTTCTCAACACCGTTAGCATCTAAGCCGTTGTCAATCAACTCGTCAATGAATAACAAGTTGATATTTTGATATAGGCTTTCCCACACATCGCGGAAACTCCAGCTTAGTCCTAAGATCAAACGATTGCGTTCGCCACGTGACAAGTTATCAAAGTCAAGATCTTGTCCTAACTGTGTAATCTCAACATTAAGATCGTTTAGGAAACTTACTTGGTGCGGCAATCCCATCTTGTCAAGATAGTACGTTAACCGATTGTTCAAGTAGGCCAAGTTTTGATCAATGATCTTCTTACGAATAAAGCTGTCTTTATTTGTTAACAATTTCAACAGGAACTCTTGATGATCTTTCATAGAGTTTAACAAATTAATGTTATCCCAACTAATCTCTTGAATAGCAGTGTGTCGTAATTCGTCAATTTGTTCTTGATACGGATCTGTTTCTTGTTGTCTAGTAGCTAATGCATTTTCTAAACTAGCAAGATTGTTCTGATGTTTAAGTGCTTCTTCTACAGTGTCGTAATAAGTTTGCGGCCTACCGTTAATGTCACCGATGTCGTCTAACTCTTGAATGACACTTGCATAACTGTCGCTAACACCTTGCAGATAAATCATAGCATCTGCTAGATTCTTTTCAGCTGTTGCTGACATTTCTTCGTGCTTGTGCGTGTGTAGCCCTTGTTCGCAAGCAGGACAAGTCTTATTCTTTAACTGTTCTAGCTCTTTTGTGTACTTGGTTACAGACTTGTCTGCTTGAATAACAGCAGTTTCAAGAGTTGATTTCTCTTTGTTAAGACTTTTAATCTTGGCAGCATGTTCGTCGTACTGTTTTAACTTGGCATGTTGAGCAAGTTCTCTTTCAATATCAACACTTTGCAGTTCTGTAATACTGGCTGCAATTTTTGCACAGTCTGTTTTCTGCTGTGCATACCAAGCCGACTGTCTGTTTTCTAATCCTGTAATACTTAACTGTATTTTTTCGTTAGATTTTTTCGAAGCTTCAATGTCTGCTGACTCTTGTGTAATTGCATCTTTAGTTTGACGAATTTGTTCTTTGAGACTTTCTGCTTTTTCACTAAGCAGAGTAATGCCTAACAGTTGTTCAATGATTTCTCTTTGCTCGTTAGCTCTTAAACTCAAAAACGGTTCTGTATAGGTGTTAAGAGCTACAATGTGTTTAAACATATCGTGACTCATACCTAACAAGTCGTCAATATCCTTTTGCGTTTCACGCATATCACCCTGACTATCGTCAGACGACTCTGCACTCTGCTCTTGATTGTTAACATAGAACTTCATAATTGTGGGT